GTATAGCATCAATGGTAGATGCGCAGGGTCGCGCCCTGTGTCCTTGGTTCGATTCCAAGTGCTCCGCTTTGTGATGTGAGTATACAGGCTGCACAGCTGAGGTCTGTTCTGGGAGTGCACACCGGACTTACATTGCAATGGTACCAAAAAGCAGATATCCGCAGATCTGCAAAACAAACAAATAGATTCAGCAATCTATATTTAGTGTCAGTACCCGAGTGCGGATAGGGTAAAGGGTGTCAATAAAAGGCATCCTACGGGTGTATAGCTCAGTTGGTAGAGCAATCGGCTGTTAACCGATGTGTCGCAGGTTCGAATCCTGTTATACCCGTTGTGGACTACTGCAAAGTTTCCTCCTTTTTCTTATAAATTTTGATTGTGTATTTGGTTATTTTTGTTTTTGTTGGCGTTATTAATTCTTTCAGCAGTAGTCCTAAATTCTTAGCATCCAGAGATGGGTGCTTTTATTATGTTACAAAGGTGGTGAGTCGGATGGCAAAAGGTAAATATCAAGAGTGGCTAGAGCCGGAAGGCTTGCTGAAGATAGAGGGATGGGCGAGAGATGGTCTGACGGACGAGCAGATTGCAGATAATATCGGGATTTCCAGAAGCACATTAAATAGCTGGAAAGACAAGTATTCGGACATTTCGGACACCCTAAAAAGAGGAAAAGAGGTTGTTGATCGTCAAGTCGAGAATGCTTTGCTAAAACGTGCGCTTGGATATGAGTACACGGAAACGACCAGGGAATACATACCGGAACTTGATGAGATGAAAACTACGAAAAAGGTCACAAAGCAAGTAGCGCCGGACACTACAGCCCAGATCTTCTGGTTGAAGAACCGGAAACCGGACAAGTGGAGAGATAAGCAGGAATATGAAGATAGGACAGCGATTGAGAAGCTGGATGAAATCTTGAAAGGATTGCATGACAATGCAGCTAAGCAAGAAACAGAATGAGTACATAATTAACGCTACGCACAGATGGAATATTAAATCCGGTGCGGTACGTTCCGGAAAGTCTTTTGTAGATACTGCTTATATTGTTCCGAAAAGAATCCGAGATAGAGCTGGACTCCCAGGATTAAATGTAATCATGGGAGTCTCTAAAGAATCTATCGAGAGAAACGTACTCCAACCGATGAGGGAAATCTATACCAGTGATCTGATCGGGAACATTAACAATCGGAATGTTGCCAGAGTATGCGGCGAGGATGTCTATTGTCTCGGTGCAGAAAAGGTCAGTCAAGTCGCAAAGATACAGGGAGCATCCATCAAGTATTGTTACGGGGATGAGATTGCGAAATGGAACAAAGAAGTCTTCCAGATGTTGAAATCCCGTCTTGATAAACCGTATTCCTGCTTTGATGGGGCTTGCAACCCGGAACACCCTACGCATTGGCTCAAAGAGTTCATTGACAATGTAGAGTTGGACATCTATCTCCAAAAGTACACCATATTCGATAATCCATTTCTGGATCCAGAATTTGTTAAGCAACTCTGCAAGGAATATGAGGGTACAATCTACTATGACCGTCTCATTCTTGGATTATGGAAAAGAGCTGACGGATCGATTTACAAGCGGTTTGCTGATAATCCGGAATCATTTAGATGCGAGATTGTGGATGAGTTCTCTCCAGACTCAGAGTATAAGCAGTTCCGAAAGGAAGATATTACATCAATCGAGATCGGTTTGGACTTCGGTGGTAATCAATCTGGCCACTCATTCGTTGCCAGAGGGTATACGGATAATTACAGAGATGTAATTGCGCTAAAATCACGTAGAATCACGGCGAAAGATGAAAAAGAAGACATCGACAGCAATAGGTTGAATGAGTTGTTTTGCGAATTTATCAGAGAAGTAATAGAACAATATTCGGTATGCGTGAAAAGAGGTGATTACGTGCAGTATTGTAACGTAGAGTCCGTATTCTGGGATAATGCAGAGACAGTGCTTGGTAATTCTATCCGTAACGCTGTGGAAAAGGAGTTTCCGTGGATCGCTGTCAAACCAGCAAAGAAAAGACCAATCAACGACAGGATCAGATGCACCGTCAAGCTCATGGGGGCTGGGCGGTTTTTTATTACAAAAGACTGCGAATCTCTGGAAACTGCTTTTTCGGATGCAGTTTGGGACAAAGAAGCTGTTGGGAAAGATGAGCGTCTGGATGACGGCAGTACTGACATTGACAGCTTGGATGCGTTTGAGTACACGATCGAACGCGACATGAAATACCTAATCGAAGAGGTGGAAGATGTTTGATGGAATTAAGAGATTATGGAAAGGAATCATGAGGATGTTTGGATATACGACATTAAAACAGATCATCGGCAAGGATATCGCACTATCCAACAACATGATATATGCAATCAACAGATGGAGACAGATGTTAAATGGTGATGCAGAATGGATTTCAGATAGCATCGTTTCTCTTGGGATTGAAGATGGAATCTGCCGAGAGTTTGCAGACTGCGCGCTGGTTGAAATGGAAACCAGTGTGACAAATGAACGTCTGAACAAGATTTATCAGAAGAATATCGCGAGCCTGAATGAGAATCTTCAGGAAGGTCTTGCACTCGGATCATTTGTTTTGAAACCACTGGGAGAATCGGCCGCCGAATTCGTTTCCGCTGACAAGATTATCCCGATCAGCTTTGGGGATGATGGAAAGCCGAATGATATTGCATTTCTGACCGTAAAAAAGGTTGGGGACTCTGATTATCTCACAAGGCTTGAACGGCACTATTTCATTGACGGGAATCTGACTATAGAAAACAAGTGCTTCCACTCTCAGACAGCAAATGATATCGGTCTTCCGTGCAGCTTAGAAGCAGTGGAAGAGTGGGAAAATATCCTACCTGGACCGATTACATACCCAGGCATGAACCGAATGGACTTTGGGTATTACCGCAATCCAATCAAAAATAAAATAGATGGTTCTGCCTGTGGTGTATCAGTATATGAATCTGCCACCGAACTGATTCGGAAAGCGGACGTGCAGAGTGCAAGACTAGACTGGGAATACGAATCTGGCGAGCGTGCTATCCATGTGGATAATAGAGCGCTTAAGCAAGACAAGGCAACCGGAAAACTTGGACTGCCAAAACTCAAAAACAAATTGTATCGAGGAATGAATCTGGATGCTGGGAAAGACCAAGAACTATTAAAGGAATACTCCCCAGAAATGAGGGATGAAGCCTTTAAACGCGGATTGGAAGAATACAAGCGTGAGATTGAGTTTTCCATAGGACTTGCTTACGGAGACCTGTCAGATGCACAGGAAGTGGCAAAGACAGCCACGGAAATCAAAGCATCAAAGAACCGGAAGTACAACCGAGTGACGGCAATCCAGAACAATCTATATGATTGCTTGGAAGACTTCGCCGCAGGGCTTGCATTCTACAACAGTATGCTTAATTCGGGATATGAGTTCTCTTGCAAGTTTAATGACTCTATTCTGACCGATGAGGAAACAGAACGCCAGCAGGACAGACAGGACGTGAGTATGGGCGTTATGTCGCACCTGGAATACCGAATGAAGTGGTACAACGAGGATGAAGCCACAGCAAAGAAGATGCTGCCGGAACAGAACCAAGTCATGGAGTAGGTGATCTAATTGAGAGAGGACTACAAGAAACAACTATCCGGCCAGATTGAAAAGCATTTTCTGGATTTGGAACAGATGATTTTGGAGGACATTGTTCGCAGAATAAAAAAAGCCGGAAAAATCACAAGCACGGCAGACTGGCAGATTAACCGGTTGCAGATCATTGGGTACTCTTCTGAGGACATCGAAAAGATGATAAAAACCACGCTGAACCTGTCATATCCGGAAATGTTTGAACTGTATGACAAGGTTATCGACTGGGAATATGTTCGCAACAAAGACATCTACGAGCAGGTCAATGCGGAATATATCCCCTACGAGGATAATAAGGAGTTGCAACAGCTTGCAGATGGATTCATCCAGCAGAGCAATGATGATCTGCAGAACGTCACAAAGTCCATGGGATTTTATGTGGATTACGGAGGCGGTAGGCTTGTTATGACTCCATTATCCGACATATACCAAGGATACCTTGATAAGGCTATTACAGGCGTGGTTTACGGAGCATTTGATTATAATACCATGATACGCAAGGTGGTTACTCAGCTCACAAATAGCGGACTCAGGAGCATTGACTACGCATCAGGAAGAGCAAACAGAGTGGATGTTGCTGCACGTAGAGCAGTTATGACAGGGATTTCACAGTTAAGTGCTAAAATATGCGAATACAATATGGAGAAACTTGGTTGTGAATATGTGGAAGTTGCATGGCACGCAGGAGCTAGACCGTCTCATGCTGTTTGGCAAGGGAAAGTTTATAAATGGAACAAATAAAAAACATGAATATTACTCAATAACATGGTATAATAACCATAGGGAGGCGATATTTATGAAAAGTCTTGAATTGACTGGACAAAGGTTCGGGAGATTAACAGTTTTAGAAAAAGTCCCAAGTAAAAACAATAGATCAATGTGGAGATGTGTTTGCGATTGCGGAAACGAAAAAGTTGTTGAGGGAAGAAACTTGAAAAAGGGCCTTACAAAATCATGTGGCTGCCTAAAAAGGGAAGAGTTTATGAAAAACATGAACAATCCGCCAACACACAAGGAAACTGGCACAAGGCTACATAATGAATGGAGAGCAATGAAAGCGCGTTGCTATACTGAAAGTTGCAGTAATTACGAATATTATGGTGCTAGAGGAATCAAGGTTTGTGAGGAATGGCGAGAAGATTATCTGAAATTCAAAGAGTGGGCTTTACGAAACGGATATGATGAGAACTTGACTCTTGATAGAATAGACGTTGCCAAAGAATACTCACCAGAGAATTGCAGATGGATAACGCATCAGCAAAATTGTTGGAATAGAGACATGAAACCAAGAAAAACAAATACATCCGGTTGTACAGGCGTTGTGTATAGAAAAGATAATAATAAATGGAGAGCAACGATAACTGTTGGCGGAAAAGTAAAAAATCTTGGTAGCTTCTTAACGAAAGAAGAGGCGATAAAAGCTCGAAAAGAGGCAGAAAAAATATATTGGAACATAGAGCGGGATTAATCCTGCTCTTTTTTAGTGGAGGTGATGCAGAGTGGCAGATTATCCTGATTTTATAAAAAGCACTGGTTACGGAACTGGTGAAGGCTTGGGTGGATGGAATTGCTACCACTGACATGAGTTTTATCCATTTATTCCAGGCATTTCAGAGCGTAACTGGACAGATGAGTGGTTAGAAGAGCAGAACCGAAAGGAAAGTATACCTAAGACATTTAACGGCAAGGAATACACCTTATACGAAGCCAAACAGCAACAGAGGAAAATGGAAACTGCAATGAGGGCACAGAGAGAAAAGGCTGTGCTGCTAAAACAAGGTGGAGCTGACCCATACGATGTAATAATCGCAAAAGCAAAGTATCAAGGACAACTGGGAGAGTACACCAGATTTTGTAAGCGAATGGGGCTGCATCAAGAGCGTGAGCGCATCTATTACGATATGCTCGGAAGAGTGGCACCTGTACCAAAACGATTTAGGAGGTAGAAATGAGTAAAGTAAAAGTAATCAGACAACCGACAGCGGAAGAAACATTGATTTTTGAATTTGAGACAGCGTCCTCTGAATTTATGGTCAAGAATTTTACGGACGGTGATGTATACGCATCACTCGAAAACGGAGCGACAAAAGAGCAAAGCGTATTGATTCCGGCGCAGACTGCACAGCGATTGCAGTACGGTTCTTACGGCGGTGGAAAGAGTAACCTCGTCCAGATCATCCCCACAGCAACCAGCGAAAAAGGAGTAGAAGTACAATGCTTAAAATGGTAGACGGAACAGGAATCATAGGAGTGGATATGATCTGCCCTTTAGGAGTCTCCACTCCGCAGCCACCGAATTATGACAAGGTAGAGCTAGAGGGCACAGGGGTGCTGGTACTGCCGAACAGCTTGGATGCGCCGCTTGAGAGGTTGGAGCTTGGTGGGAAGACGGAGCAGGTGCAGACTACAGGAGCGAATCTATTTGACGAAAAGTTACTTTTAGATTTTGACAGCGAAAATTATAATAAAACACAATCAGGAAGCGGATTTTATTATTATAAATTTCCGGTAAACGGTACAGTTACAGTATCTACTAAAAATGTAAACAAAAACGGCGAATATCTGACAGTAGGGATAAAACCGGACGGTAGCGATAAAACATGGCTATCGCACGGATCTGCGTATATTTCCAAGTATAAGACATTGACGCCAGAAGATGGAAACATTTACTTAGGAGTCAATAACAATCTCGAAAGAGTTAAGAGTATGATACAAAACGCTGGTGGAATCATCATAAACGAGGGTTCCGTCGCTAAACCTTACGAACCCTACACCGGTGGTAAACCATCCCCAAGCCCAGAATATCCGCAGGAAATCAAAAACTCTGGAAAGTGGAATGAGGAGAAACAGAAGTATGAGATTGTTATGCAGGTAAAAGGGGCGGATACGGAGTTGCAATCCCTCACTCTCACATCCGACCGCCCACTCACAAAGTGGGACAGACTGGTAGAGCAGGGTGGAGAGATTGGGTGGTTGTATAATTCCGTGAATGAAACGATTGACGGAAAAACTGGAAAGTGGTCAATTCAACCTGCGTCTAAAATATTTTATAGGACAGACATTACTTTCCCAATAGTTGTACCGTTCTGCATCGAACTGTTAGGATATGACTATTTAATGGGAGGATACAAAAAAGATACAGGTATTACTATAAATAATTTAGGAATCCTATGTATAACTCTCCCAGAAGAGGTGGAACTTACACTGGATGCATATAAACAGTATTTGGCAGATAATCCATTGCACGTTCTGTATAAGGACGATTCCGAAGAATTCGTCCCCCTACCACAATCCGAACAAAACGCTATCCGAGCATTAAAAACCTATTACCCAACAACAGTCATCACAGCGGACGGAGGGGAGCTTGACCCAGACATTAAAGTAACGTATCGAAAGGAGATATGATATGAACTATGCGAAAATCATGGAAAACGGAACTGTAAGAATCAGCTCCATCAAGAAAGAGGGCTACAAACCGCTCAAGGAAGAGAAACCAGAGGGATTTAGTAACCTTGTCTTTGTTGGATATACAGAGACAGAAGAAAATGTAATCAAAGAATACGAAGCAGTGGATGACGGAATGAGCGCCTATGGGAAATTACAGAACGACTTGAAAGCAACACAGGCGGCGCAGGAAGTCACAGACCAAGCGGTGCAGGAGTTAATTCTTGCAACAATGAAAATGGGGGTGTAAGTTATGGCACAGTTTTTGGCAAATAGAATCAAAGGTGGACACTTGACAATTGATGATGTACCGGAGAGTTTGAAAGAGCAGGTACAGGCGTTACTTTAGGAGTAAAAATTGAATAAGTAGGACATTAGCACATAGAGATATGTGTTATTTTTATGCCTTTTTGGTCAGTAGATGAGACCTTAAACAGTCAATTCGTGGCGGTTGGTAACACGCCTAAAACTACCTAATGCGAAAGGAGATCGGAAACATGAAAACAGAATTTTTAAAAGGACTCGGATTGGAACAGGACGCGATTGATAAGATCATGGCAGAGAACGGGAAAGACATTGCCGCTGAAAAGGCAAAGACAACCAAAGCAGAGGGTGAGCGTGACAATTACAAGAGTCAGCTTGAGACTGCAACGGAATCTTTAGAGAAATTTAAAGACATAGATCCAGCAGCTATGCAGGGCGAGATCAACAAACTGAATCAACAGCTGAAAGACAAGGATGCTGAGTATGCCGAAAAAGAAGCGGATCGCATCTTTTCCGACACGATCAAAGAAGCGATCAAGACAGCCGGGGGACGCAATGAAAAAGCGGTCATGGCTATGCTTGATATGGACGCTTTGAAAGAATCGAAAAACCAGTCTGAGGACATCAAAAAAGCATTGGAAACCGTAAAGGAATCTGATGCTTATTTATTTGGTTCTAATGAACCATTCATGAACGCAGTTGGAGCAACAGGAGGCAGTGCCGATGTTGGTGGAGATAATCTGTCAGCAATCAGGGCGGCTATGGGACTTCCGGCAGAAAAATAATTTTTAGAAAGAAAGAGGTAAAAAGATATGGCAAATACAATTGCATTAAGAAAAGCATATTCCACTATGCTTGATGAGGTTTATAAACTGGCATCCCTTACAGCCGTATTAGACGGTCCGAATGAGCTTGTGAGAGAGGGAGCGAACGCAAATGAAATTTTGATTCCGAAAATGACGATGTCCGGTCTTGCAAATTACAATAAGCAGACAGGATATGTTGCAGGTGACGTGACACTTGAGTACGAGACTAAGAAATGTACTTATGATCGAGGCCGTATGTTCACTGTGGACGCTATGGACAATATCGAGTCTGCAGGTGTTGCCTTCGGACGTCTTTCTGGAGAATTTTTGAGAACACAGGTTGTTCCGGAGCTTGACGCTTGGAGACTTGCATCTTATGCAGGATACGCACCATCTGCTAATAAAGTGGCAGCAGCGATTGCAGATGCGAAAGCCGGAATTGCAGCAATTAGAAAAGGCAAGACTGCTATTAAAAATGCGGAGGCAAAGCCGGAAACCTGTTATCTGTATATCTCTGCTGCACTCAAAGGGGATATTGAGGACCTTGATACAACGGCATCCAAGAAAGTTCTGGAAGGCTGGGCTGGAGTGATTGAAGTTCCTGAGGGAAGATTTTTCGACAAAGTCACGTTGACAGCATCTGGAGACGGCGGCTTTACAACAACAGGCGGTAAGAAGATTGATTTCTTGATTGTTGACAAGAATGCAGTAATCCAGAATCAGAAGCACGCTGTATCTAAGATCATCACACCGGATCAGAACCAGGATGCAGATGCTTGGAAGTTCGGATATCGTACCGTAGGTATCGCAGAGGCGAAAGATAACAAGAAAGTGGCTATCTATGTACATACTGCAGTGGAGTAGAAATAGGAGTTGATGTAAATGAACTTGTATGCGGATTATACATTTTACGTCTCTGAATATAGGGGAAATTTAACAGATGAAGAATTTGATAAATCTGTTATTCCAGCATCAGCTTATGTCCGAAGGATTACCTTCGGGCGCGCTGATGACAATATGGAAATGGAAGAAGTAAAGCTCGCCACCTGCTCTGTCTGTGATTTGATTGCAAATGACGAAAAGGTCAGAAGCAAGCATTCTGGACGTGCGGTCACATCCGAGAATACGGATGGATACTCTGTCAGCTACGAAAGCGGAGGAAACGGGGGAACAGCAGATGAACTGCTTAGTAGAAAAATATCTGACACATTGGAACTCTATCTTATGCCGACTGGTCTCTTATATATGGGGGTAGAATCATGATAACCAACACAGATGCAACACTGTACAGCCGGAAATACAACTCGGAAACCAGACTGGATGAGTGGGAGCGAACGTATATCCCAGAGGTATGGTGGTACAAAAACGAAAAGTCGCAGATCACGACAGATGGATTAAAGCAAGCAGATACCTACACAGTCAGAATCCCGGATACGAACATAGAAATCAAGAAAGACGATTACCTTGTAAAAGGCGATTGCAAGGTTGATATGCAGACGGTTAAGGACTTGGACGGACTGGACAAGACTAGAATTACATCTGCAAACTACAATACTTTTGGCGGCAATCCGCATATAAAGGCGGTGGGAGTGTAGTGGCAAAAGGAAAGAAAAAATTCCAGATTGAGACACCGAGAGGTGTAATTTATACGCAAGCAACAAAAGGTGGAAAAGTGACGGCAAGACTTGACTGGAATCCCAGCTTTAAGCCAAGTATGGAATCCGGTTTTGCAAACGCACAGTCTTTCGTGGACTCTGAATGCATCCGGCGCATGAACCCGGAGACTCCAAGACGGACAGGAGTACTTGTTAAGTCAGCAACCCTTGGCACCGTAATTGGAAGTGGTGAGATCAACCAGATTGCACCTTATGCACGTAGACAGTATTACGAGCACAAGGAAAAATCACGATGGTTTGAGCGAATGAAAAATCGTCACAAAGACTCTATCCTGAAAGGAGCGGCTAAGTATGTCAAATCTCATTGACAGCGTCAGATCATACATTCTCACATGTCCGTTTTTAAGTGATGGACGTGTGAACGTGGACTACATTGGAACGGATATGGGGTACTCTGTTGACCCTCTCCCTTGCGACCCGATCATGCAGAGATACACGGACGGAGGGGCAAAGAAGCAGTTCCAATTCGCATTTACAAGCCAAGAAGAATATGACCAAGACGCGCGAATTAACATTGAAAACAGTGGATTTTTCCAGAGCTTCGAAGAGTGGTTGGAACAGCAGAGTTTCAATGACAACCTCCCAAAACTCGAAGAAAAGAAGAACCCAATATCAATCGAAACTTTAAACAGTGGTTACTTGTACGATATCAACGAGGAAAAAGCTAAGTATCGTATTGAGTGCCGCTTAATTTATACGCAGGAGGTATAAACATGGCAGAAACAGCACCAAAATTAGTAGGCAGACATTTGCGTGTGGCATTCATGAACACGGATGCAACGGGTAGTTCGCCGAAATACGAAAGAATGACAAATTTTACCGCAATGACAAACGGGAAAAACCCGAAAGAGTATTCCAGACAGTACGTGGATGAGATCGCGGAGCGCGCGGACGTTGTAGGGTACGCTCCGGCAATCGAATATTCATTTGACCGGTACACAAATAACCCGGTACACGAAAAAATCGCAACAATCCACGATGGTGAAAAGCTCGGAGATGACGCACATGTAGAAGTTGTAGTTGTTGACTTTTTCAAAAAAAATGATAAAGGAGACAAATGCTACGCAACAAAGCGTACTTATGCGGTCATCCCGGATTCTGACGGAGACGGAACGGATGCGCTTGTGTATGGCGGATCTCTTAAATCTGTGTCCGACATCGAAGAAGGATATGTTACAGAAACTGACTTTACAAGCAAGACGGTTACTTACACAAAAGGTGATTACGCAGCAGTTGAATGAAAGAAAAGGAGAGCGAGCCGATGAGCCAGTGGAAATGGAATAATGTAGAGCTTGAAATCGATATGGACGATGTGGAGTTTTTGGAAAAGTATGAAAAAGTATTTGAAAACATCGAGCCGAGGGAGAAGGAGCTTGAAAAGGTTGGAAAAATATCCGAAATAACCAGGGAATATTGTTTGTTGTTTTATGATATTTTTGACGGGATTTTCGGAGAAGGTACTTCTGAAAAACTTTTTGACGGGAAAATGAATTTGAGAGTTTGCGAAGAGTGCTATGATTCGTTCATTGCTGTATGTGAAAAAGAAATCAATGCCGTAAACAAGAGAAGAAATTCTGTTGTTAGCAAGTACACTCCGAATAGAGCGCAGAGACGAGCGAAGAAATAACATGAATTTTTTTTATGAAGAGTTGCCAAACACAGTAAATGTGAAGGGTGAAAATATCAAGGTCATTACGGATTTCCGTGAATACATCAGGCTTTTGGACATGTTAAAAGACCAAGAGCTTGATGCTCTTCAAAAATTCGCGATCATACAGCAGTATTTTCTTGATGACGTAGTCGCAGATGAAGAAGCTATAAGCGCATTGTCCCACTTTATAACGATGGATACAAACTGTGCAAAGGTTGCGGAGACAGGTGATTGTGAAGAACCGCAAGAAAAGTTGCAAGAAAAGCCGAAGAAAAATTTATTCTCGTACTCCATTGATTATCCATATATATTATCCGGCTTTCTCAGAGATTATGGAATTGATTTAATCGACATTAAATATATGCATTGGTGGAAATTCCGGATGCTTTTTGATGGTTTGTCTGACGATACAGAGATTAAACAGCGAATAATGTACCGCAGTGTTGATTTATCGGAAATTAAAGACAAAGAAGAGAAAAAACGAATTAAAAAGATCCAGAAATCAATTCAATTGCCATCTGAGAGCCTGACGGATTATGATATCGGAAATGCTTTTATGTGAGGTGACAGATGAGTTGTAAAATTAAAAAACCATCACTTGAGAGAAAGTGGTATAAGTGTCCTTTTTGCGGGTGCAAGCTATTGATTTATAACAACAATTCCGTTTGCACCAATGCATTTATCAAGTGCCGGACGTGCAAAAAAGAAGTAGAGATTAAGATTTAAGCACTTTAAATTGAGCCATTGAGCCTGTGCTATCCATAAAGGAGGGATAGTATGGGTTATGATGGCTCATTAAAATTTAACACAGAAATAAACGAATCCGGATTCAATTCAGGAATTTCCAAACTTGGCAGCGTTGCAAGCGGAGGATTAAAAGTGATTGCCGGATCAGTAGCTGGCGTTGCTGCAGCATTTGGAGCGGTGTCAAAAATGTCTCTTGATTCCGTTGCGAGTCTTGAGCAGAACATAGGCGGTGTCGAGACGCTGTTTAAAGATAGTGCGCAGACAGTGATCGATAATGCGAACAATGCGTATAAGACAGCTGGCGTATCTGCAAATAAGTACATGGAGACTGTAACAAGCTTTTCTGCATCACTTTTACAGGGACTCGGAAACAATACCGCAGAAGCCGCCAGAATAGCAGACATGGCAATGGTAGACATGTCAGACAATGCAAATAAATTTGGTTCCAACATGACGGATATCCAAAACGCTTATCAGGGATTTGCGAAGCAGAACTACACAATGTTGGATAACCTGAAACTTGGATATGGTGGAACGCAGACTGAAATGATCCGCTTGATTAACGACAGCGGCATTCTCAACGAAAAAATAGAGAATCTTGACAATGTGTCGTTCGACCAGATCATTCAGGCAATCCACAAGATTCAAGAAAATATGGGTATTGCCGGAACGACAAGCGAAGAAGCATTGACTACCATAGAGGGTTCTGTGCAATCCGCAAAAGCGGCGTTTGATAACTTTTTGAATGGTTCAAGTTCACCTCAGGAGTTGGCAGATGCTGTAAAGTCCGCAGCTGAAAATATAACAAATAATTTGATGCAGATCGTCCCAAGACTTGCAAAAGAACTCCCAGAAGTCGGAAACCTGTTGATGGAAAGTCTTTCGCAGTCACTTAACTCCGGAAAACTCGGAGAAATGATGCAGATAGGTGGACAAGTCATTTCCAACATAACAACGGGAATTATACAAGCATTGCCCGGAATTGTGACTGCATCAGCACAGATTATAAGTTCGTTTGCAGAAAATATCAGCACAAGTATACCGCAACTGTTGTCGTCTGGGATCCAGATCATACAGGCAATAATAAGCGGTATGATGCAGGTATTGCCGTCTGTCGGCTTGCTTATAACTCAGCTTATTACAACTCTATACGAGCAGATAACATCGCAGGGGCCAAGTCTGCTGCAGCAAGGCTATGAATTGTTAAGCAATCTGATTGACGGATTTGTAAAGGCAATTCCAGAAGCGTTGCCGAAAGTGCTTGATTTTATACAGGGCATCGGAGAAAAACTTGCAGAAGCTGCACCTGTAATGATTCAAAAAGGTTTTGAGTTGCTACAGAAATTGGTCGAGGGAATCGTAACCGCAATACCGATATTGATTGAGCGAGTCCCAGAGATTATTTCTACATTTGCAAACATTATTAACGACAATTTTCCAACAATTCTTATGAAGGGCGCGGAATTACTTGGACAGTTGGCACTCGGACTTATCCAGGCAATACCAACTCTGATTGCAAACATTCCGCAGATTATAGCAGCTATTGTTGACACACTGATGGCATTCCAGTGGCTGAACCTTGGTAAAACCATTATAACCGCACTGGGAAATGGAATTAAGTCTATGGTCGGATTCGTGAAGCAATGCGGGGAAAGTATATTGGAAGGAATTAAGACTTCTGTACAGAATTTACCAAATACATTGATGAACATAGGAAGAACTGCAATGTCGGGACTTGGAAATGTTATATCGTCAGCTGTAGGTTCTCTTAAAGGTGCAGCTTCAAACATTGTAAACGCCATTGTAAGCACGATCTCTTCTATTCCGGGACAGATGGCTTCTATCGGAAGCAATATCGTCCAGGGATTGTGGAATGGTATTTCGAACATGACAGGATGGATTATTGACAAAATTGGAGGTTTTGCAAGCAGTGTAGTTTCGTCCATCAAAGATTTCTTCGGCATACATTCCCCATCCAGAGTTATGCGAGACCAAGTCGGGAAATACCTTGCAATGGGCGTAGGTGTTGGATACGAAAAGTATATGCCGTACAAAGAGATGAAAAAAGTATCCGGTAAGGTGGTGTCTCAGTTGTCTGCATCTGTGAGCGGTATAACGTTATCAGTGCCGGAAAGTGCTGGAAGTCAAACTTACCAGAAAAGCGTTGGAATCCGGAAGTCTGAAAATAACAACGAGCTACTCTACGCAGTAGATCGTCTATCCAGACTTGCCAACAGACCACTAGAGATTGTTAATAAAATTGACTCTGTAGAGACATCCAGAGTACTTGCAACACCAATGGAAAAACAAATAGAAAAGAATTCAAGTTTTCGGAAGATGTTAGGAGGGGATAGAAATTGAGCCTATCAGTAAAATTTGACGATCAGGAACTCGGGCGATACTTAAGTGTATTGTCCGGGTTCTCTCCGTTTAGTGGAGTAAATAGAGAGTCAGGACTCCTTGACGGAGCAGAAAGTGCAAAAGGAGAGGATTTTGGCTATACAACATATAAATCAAAGACGCTTGAAATGCCATTTGAAATTAAAGGAGACATCTTAGCAAGCTATGACGCGATTCAGAAAATCCTAAACGTCACAGAGCCGAAAAGGCTTGTGTTTGGGAATTATCCGGATCGCTATTTTTATGCTGCCCCTGACGGCAATTTTGATATAACACAGGTTGCAATGTTTGGAAAAGGCACAATCACATGGCTAATCCCTGACGGTGTAGCATACTCCACCGCAGAATTCGACTTCTATGGCGTCCAGAATAACGGCTACCAGACCATTACCATCCAAAACAACGGCACCGAATGGGCAGACGTGGACTATGAGATCACGCACCAACACGAAAACGGATTTATCGGACTTGTGAGCCAGTATGGAGTGATCCAGCTCGGAAAACAGGAAGAGGCGGACGGAGAGAACTACGAAGCGTCCGAAGAACTGTTTAACGGTTACGGCTTGTTTCAAGATGATCATGGCACCTCTTATCAGAATCCAGAAAACACCACACAGGGGACGCTTGAAGTAAGGAATGTTGCCGGATATAACGTGATGGCATTAAAAGGTGGACAAGCCACATCTGGATACTGGAACGGTGGAATGAAAACACTTACTATCCCAGTGGACAGCGAGGGCAGACGTGGCGCAAAAAACTTTTACTGCTACACACAGCACTGGTTTGAAACCGGATTAATGGGGCAGACAGGAGCGCAGACCATTGCATTTCTGACAGGAGATAATAAAGTAATCTGCGCCATGTCTATTAACAAGAGTGATACGGTTGGTAATACGGCTCGTATCGAGTGGTTTGCTCCCGGAAACACCTTAATCAGACGAGAAGAGTTCCAACCGACAGCCTACGAGGGAAATCCGTTTAACCTAAAAATGGGTGGCGGTCACAATGACTTTTTGAAAGAGGGAGAAAAGCTGCGGATTTTCTGGTATGGCACTTACAGGGATCTCACGATCCCGGAAATTAAGGACATGGAATGCGAAAAAATCCAAATCTGGATCGGACAGTGGGGAGACCGAAATCTATCAAACCAGTACGTCACACACAACTATTTAAAAAGCATCCGATTCCGGAAAGACAATGTTGATAAGTATAAGGACGTACCAAACCGGTATCGTGCCGGAGATGTGGTGTCTATAGATGGAGAGAGTACAAAGGTCTATGTAAACGGGATGCCGGCAAAAGGAGATGAGATTAATGGATCCAATTATCCAAAAGTTCCACCGGGGACAACGGAAGTCCAGTTCTGCTATTCTTCCTTTTCATCTCCACCGCCGCATATTAAAGCAAAAATACGGGAGGTATATTTGTAATGGATAACATCAGGATCGCGATTTTAAGCGCGAATAACACACCAGTAGCGTTTATGGACAATCAGCACAAGAAGTCCATGCACTACTGGGGAGATGAATTGCACGAATACTTACAGGGTGCGGCAAATACTTACACCTTTACGGTGTCCGCAAAGCATCAGGATGCAGAGAATGTTACCGCCGGGAATAAGGTGGCGTTTATACACAAAGGGAAATCCTACTATCTAAACATCGTAAACACTGAGCAGACAGAGGAGACGATCACAGCTACGGCGTGGTCGTTATCTTTTGAGCTAATCAACGAGGATGCCGGAGAGTACAAAGCCGGAAAAGCAATGAGCTTTGAGGAGTACCTTGCCGTTTTTGATGCTGAGAGAACACTAAAACTGGGGCTCAATGAGGTATCAGACAAGAGGATTACCAACGAGTGGACAGGCACAACATCCATACTGAAAAGGCTGTTTTCTTTGGCAAACGTATTTTCTGCCGAAATCGAATTTGAAACGGTTTTAAATAAGGACTACTCCTTAAAAGAGATTGTCCTAAATGTATATCGGAAACACTCCGATACAGACAGCGGAGTCGGAGAATACCGGAATGACATTGTACTGCGGTACGGGAAAGGAATTACCGGAATCCGTAAAACCACAGATGCTGAGAAGCTTTACACCTGTATCCAGCCGACCGGGAAAGACGGATTGACAATCAACGGTCTGGACAAGAAAGAATACGATGAAAACGGCAATATCGAGTACTTTACAGACGGTGCGCTCATCCGGGCACCGAAGGCAAGAGACCGATTCCCGTCCAACATCGTAAACAAGGACGATGCTTATATCATGCTACGGAAAGAGTACGATACGGACAATCAAGATAAGCTCTATAGCATGGCACTATCTGACCTCAAGACCGCATCCGAACCGGTGGTGACTTACGAGGTGGACGGATATTTTGACACCAACATCGGGGATACGGTAAGGATGCAGGACCAGGAGTGGACACCAGTCCTTTATCTACAGGCAAGAGTATCAGAACAGATCAGGAGTCTTACCAATCCAAAAACTGCAAAGACGGTATTTACAAACTACAAAGAGCTTACATCCGAAATTTCGGATAGCTTGTTGCAGAGGATGGAAGATCTTATCAACAAAAATAAGGTCTACACTTGCTCTATCTCAACAAACAATGGCATCATCTTTAAAAATGGTATCGGCAGCACTACTCTGACAGCTTACGCTTACGATAACGGCGTGGACGTCACGGGCAATCTGGAAATCCGGTGGAGTAAAGATGGGACAGAGTTTTACGTTGGCAAGAGTGTTACGGTTAATGCAGAGGATGTGGATGTAAAAGCAGTGTACTCTTTTACGGCGTTCAAAAGCGGAGTAAAGCGTGGATATTACGAGGTTACGATTACGGATGTAATGGACGGAGAGGATGGTCAGGACGGAACAACTTATTACACATGGTTTAAATTTGCTGATGACGAGTATGGAAACGGGATGTCCAGCAGTCCAGATGGAAAGGAATACTTAGGAATTGCCTACAATAAGGTGACTCCAGTAATGTCCAATAATCCGGAAGATTACCAGTGGGCAAGGATCACCGGAGAGGGAGTACCAGGAAAGCCCGGAGATGACGGAAAAACTTACTATACGTGGGTGAGATATGCGGATGATGCCAGCGGAAACGGGATGTCTGACAGCCCGAACGGAAAATATTACATCGGATTTGCCTATAACAAGGAAGTACCGACAGAAAGTAGCAATCCCACAGATTATCAGTGGTCGAAGTATAAAGGGGATGATGGTCAGGACGGTGTTGGAATCGAATCTATTACAAAGTACTACCTCGCATCCGAAAAGAGTACCGGAATCACAATATCCTCTTCTGGGTGGAGCACTACGAAGCAGGACATGACGGACGTAAAAAAATATTTGTGGAGCTACGAAGTTTATGCCTACACAAATGGAACCTCGACCAAGACAACCCCTATTATCATCGGAGTACACGGGCAGAATGGGGCAGACGGGGATTCCGGCATTATCGTGTCTCCAACAGCTCCGGAAAATCCAAAAGCGGGACAGCTCTGGCAGACTGCAAGCGGAGAGCCGATTAAAAGATGGGACGGCAGTAAGTGGGTGATCTATTACATTTCGGTAGAAAATCTGAATGTAGAGGCGCTAAGTGCGATTGCCGCAAACCTCGGAACTGTAACCGCTGGACTTATAAAGAGTCTGGACGGACACTTTTTTATCCAAGTAAATACCGGAGAGATCTACTCCGAGGATGAAAACGGGATAAACAGCTCTGCGATAAGCAAGGGCGTATTTGTAGCGAATGGGATGAGCAGCGGCAGACACACAAGCTTATCTATATTCCCAACGCAGATTGCGCAGTATTTTGACGGAGCCACCATTTCAAACCTTGTTAATTTTAAACGGGACGGTATATTTGTTAAAAACTCCGGATCATACGAAATAAACATATCTAAAGCAACAAATTATGACTCCGGAAAAATAAAAGGACCATTCGCCAGCACAAACTCATCCAACTATATACAGGCGGAGCTAATAAGGAGAGGGTGCGTGGTTACATGTAAAATCACAGCGCTTATACAGTTTCCGAACACGGGATCACACGGGCCATTTGAAGAATTAAGGATCCCTATAGGATATCGACCAGCCGTAGACATAGTAGAGACGTACAGCGAATTGGTTGGTACGTCAGTTATCGGGACTGGCAGATATTATATCTCAAAAGACGGAGGAATATCCATTGTAGCTGGCAAGACAGACTACTGTGAGCGCATAAAGACATTTACATGGATTACGGATGACTAAAGGAGCGGATATGGAGATTAGGGCAAGACCCTCACGGTCTTATTTTTATACTTAAAAAAACCGGAGGAAAGACATGACAGAAAATGAAGTAGAAGTGAAACTTGCAGAGCACGGAAAAGAAATCGGCTCATTAAAACACCGAATGAAAGAAGCAGAGGACGTTGTGAATGTGGTACATCAACTGGCGCAAGAAATGGTAGGGTTGACCAAGGAGGTTGGATTTATGAACCAGACCCTTGTGCAGTTGACCGCAAAGGTGACGCATCTTGAGCAGACACCGGCTAAACGGTGGGACGTAGTAGTAACCGCACTGATCGGAGCTGTGATTGGTGGAATAGCAGCAATGTATTTGTAAAGGAGAATGCAGCATGAAAAAAATTAACTGGATTGTAAGAATCAAAAACAAGGCTTTCTGGGTGGCACTGATCCCGGCACTGTTGCTGTTAATACAGGCGATTGCGGCAGTGTTTGGGTTTACGATTGATCTCGGAGATTTAGGGGATAAACTGCTCACCGTAGTAAACGCACTCTTTGCAGTGCTGGCGATTCTCGGTGTGGTAGTGGATCCAACGACACCGGGAACAGGAGATTCAGAGAGGGCACTTACATATAAGTAAATAGCTAGAGAGCTTGAAAACAGGCTCTCTTTTATTGTGCGACATCGCATGGAAAGGAGGTGAGAACATGAGCGAACAGAACGAATTTGGCAGGGTATCCGTAGAGGAGCTGGAAAAAGCATTTGAAACAGAAGAGCAGGGGGAAGAGAAAGAATGAAAATTGGCTTAAGGGGAGGGCATTCCCCGAATTGTAAAGGTGCAATCGGTCTGATCGATGAACAGGCGGAAGTGCGGAAGATCTACAATGAGCTCGCACCAATGTTACAGGCTGTCGGTCATACTGTGGTTGATTGTAATTCCAACGCATCCAATGTGTCTGGTGAGCTGTCTGACGGCACAAATAAGGCGAATAGTGCGGGGTGCGATATCTATGTCACCTTGCACATGAATGCGGCAGGAGCGGAATCAGCTGGCGGTACAGAGGTGTGGTTATCCGATGCATCTAACCAGACAATAAACACGATCGCAAGCAATATCTGCCAGAATTTCGCAAATAAAGGATTTGCTAACCGTGGTGTAAAGTACAGTTCAGGCTATCATGATCTGAATGCATCTAATATGCCTGGCATGATCGTGGAGACATTATTCTGCACCGGCACAGATGATGTAGCAAGGTATCGGAATTTAGGCACAAAAGGAATTGCGGAGCTGATTGCAAAGGCAATCGACAGTAGAGCGTCTGCATGCAGCGGACAAAAAAACCATAATACAGGAATCGAACAGGAAGGAGAAGAAGAGATGAAATGTTTATTTACAGTAGAGGGAAAAGGTGCAGTGTATTATTTTGACGGTCAAAAAGTAATA